TTACTTTAACCAAAACTTAATAGCATTACTAACTTTTTGAACTTCTTTCATAATGCTCATGCTAACTCGTTTGATCTTGACCTTCCATATGTAAGATGCCTCAATGTTTTTTTGATCATTAATTGATTCTTTTGGCTGGATAACTTTTTCAACTTCAATAACCTCCGGTGCAGGATAACCAAGATCTTCCTCAAAAATCTCCGGCGCAGGATAACCTGGTGCTGGATATCCATACCAATAAATCGGATACCCAATATCAAATTCTGGATCAGGCGCAGGGTAACCCGGATCATAATCATCAGCATGAACCAAGGTGATGGTAGACATGCACAATGCTGCGACTGAAAACACCATCACAAATAAAATAACCGTATACAATATTGTTTTTTTTCTGTTTTTCATATTTTCTCCTTAATAAATTTCATAAGATAGACTCATCCAAAAAAAATCTCCATTTCCAAACGTAAATGGTGCTGTCGGAGTCCAATTTAATGTGTTGTTTGGTACTGTTGTAATGATGATATAAGTAGTTCGATCCGCATTTATGTTTGGTTCCAGATGGACAATGCATGGATAACTGTTTACTGTTGTATCTCGGATATGCGCGATTCCAAACCATGCCCCTTGTTGGTCAAATGGATTTGCATTTATTGGTAACCCGATTGAATAATTTCCTGACCCGTATGTTGTAGTCGATCCAGCATTTAACTTTACTGCCATCGAGCACTTTCTACCAATCAGATTGCATCTTCCTGCAATTGTTCCATTTCCTATATTGGGTTGCGTTCCGCTGGAGAGCCATGTTGGCGAATAATTGAAATACTCCGGAAATCCATAAGCCAATCCGTGTGAATAATTGAAATTAGTAATTACTGCATTTGAGACTGAAAAATCTGATCCGGCAAATAAAGTCAATGTTGTATTTCCACCAGAATAAACGGCTGACACAACATAGAAACATTTGATCACTGTCTGAGTGAATTTTATTCTTGTTCCTTTTGGAAAGATTGACGTAAGATCAATCCCGGAAAATCTTATGCTTGTTGTTGACACATAAACTGGAACAAGCGGTTCAGGTATGCTTTTCCATGCTCCACTTTCTTGAATCCAGCCCATGATTAATGATTTATGTGCTAACAACGCCTCTTCAAACTGTGATTTTGACATCACACTCCTCCAAATTTCAATATCTTTGTTTGATCACGTGGTGAAATTTCAATCCGATTTACATCCGGATAATAAGTTACTGATTCCATGAAAAACCTGCTGATATCTGCCATCCTCGAAACATCCACACTGGCAGGCAGCACTTCTTTCAAAACCACATATGATCCTGGCCGCACAAATTCTTTATCCAACTTCACTCCCATATAGTTTTCAAATTCTCCAAATTTTGACACAAGCATATCCATGCTATTCGGAATAGGTTCCTCATATACCTTGACCCGCCTGTTTTCATCAACAACAGCTAATAACCGCAAATCATTTGCTGTGCCTGTATTTAATAAATCGATAATCTCATCCAACCCTGTCTTTTCTCCATCTCGTTTGGATGATGTATTGATCCCACTTACACTTATGATATCCGTGCCAGAGAAAAACTGCCCGCACTGGGTAACAATAGTAGCGATCTGACTGGTGGTTGCCACACTGCTTGCGCTTGCGTTATTATAATATTTCCAATCAAGAGTTTCCCACCATCCCTTACAATTAACTATTGCTTTTAGATCCGATCTATTTGAAATTTTTGCTCCTGGAAGCGGATATCGAAAACGATCCAACAGCATGTTACAAAATGATACTGCTTCCCCTTCAGTGCCAGAAGAAAAAAATTGAATTTTTTCTTTAGTACCGTAAGTTGCAATACTTTCTGTATCGCTCATCCATGCAGTCAGTGCTTTTCCTTCGGATTCTCCAGTGGCTGTAATTTTTGAATATGATACTCGCACCTTATTTGCCATTTCATCCAAAGAAATAGATATTTGCAAGTTTCCGTCATTAATCACGATGGAATCTACATAACCCCACCATACATTCGTCCCCTGATTGTTAATAATATTAACTCCACAACGTAAACGCTCAAGTAAATCCCACGTGTCTTGCCCTGTCACTTCAAATGTCGCTTTTTCCGGTCCTCCAATGGCTGCCCAGCTCATGCTCTTAACAGCGTATTTCCCCTTTGGCGGAATAATTTCTTCAGAGAAGCTTCTCGATTGTAGTTTTACTTCCATTTCCATCCTTCTAAATTACAGCTCTTCTGGGTCTATAGCTGATGATCGCACTGGCTGTTCTCAATGCAGCATTTGTTCCTTCATAAAAGAAATAAAATCGTTGATTTTTACCTGGCTCCAACATTAATTTATTTCCGTAAACTATTTGATATTTCGATGCGCCTGTGCTCCAGTCAACATAAATTTGCTCATCGATCTGGTTGTCAACAAGCTTTGCCCCATAACCGATATCATAACCTTTATGATCTATTTTTCGATACCCATCCATCGGCATCAATTGAATAAAATCAATTTGTATCTCCTGTGTTCCTGCAGGTCGTTTTCCTAGTAACTCAAGTCTCAATGGCATAATAGTGCTCACGCTTAGCATATTTGATGGAGGAATCCTCACTATACCAAGATCTACATACCTGTAATATTCTGTCAATTTGACTTCAGGTCCTTCGTAAAGCGTGCTCAACCCAGACATCGATAAGCGCATTTTCGCCCATATATCGCCAGTCAGATTAAATGCTAATTTACATAAAATACGAAAATCATTACCCGCACAATTCTGCAAAAACGTATTATCAAGATTCCAATAACAGATCACACCTTCCGTTACTGGAATTGTTCCAATCCCTCGCAGATTATTCGAATACAAATTACTCACCGGCGAACTGGGTGTCAATCCATAATCGGCATTTTCACCCTCTAGGACATGTTGTAAACTACTTGGATTACTGCGCACATTCAAAGCCATCCACGTATCGCCCATCCGGTCCGCGTCATTATAAGTATTCTCAAAAGTCAGCTTAATCGGCGCAGGCAAATCCCCGCTCACATTTGATCCGCTGATCGCAACATAATTCGAGTGTGTCGCATCGTTAATCGGGTGCACTGTGATCCCCGTCGTCACATTTGTCCCATTCCCGTTCGTCAATGGCAGCACAGCCTCGGGTCCTTCCCAAAAAGCCCTCCGTCGCCAGGATAATCTCAATTTCATCGCTCCAGTGATCAACCCCAGATCTAACGTTTCCGATGTCGGAATAGGTGCCGCCTCCAGCAATTCACTGCGCCAGTAATCATCCCCGCTCTGCAATTGGATCTCCAGGAACACCCGCGTGCCAACCTCGCGTTTCTGATAAACCTCCGCCTGGCGAAACAGCTTATTCAAATTCTGCAGGGCAGTCCGCACCGTCGCCACACTCCCGCGCAGTGTCACCTCCGCCGTCTCGTTGATCCCGCCATCACCATCATCCACAACCCGTGGCACGTAATTGGTCACAATCCCGTTCGTCTTATCGTTCAGGTTGATCGTGGTCGTCCCATCGCTAATCCGCAAATTGTTCAAATCAATCTCCTCTGGATCTCATCCACCAGCGTATCCACCAGAAACGGAATATCCGTGTTTTTCGAAACCCCATTAATCTGAATCGCCCCAGCCTCAATCACCACGCTACCTCCGGCTTTATTGTTCGGGATAATTTGCCCGGCGGTGGATGGAATGAATGGCTCAGGTCCTCTTTCCCCTACCCAATACACCTGGTTTGGATAGACAGCCCCACCCAATGCTTCCGTTTTGTATTGTTTTCCAGTTTCGCTTGTAATGATTTGACCACTACCCAATCCGTAAGTATTTGGAACCGTTCCATGAGTTTTTAACCAAAAGTCAATACTTACATTTTCAGGAAGAGCTTCAATTGCTCTTGCAAGTCCGTCTACTAATCCAATGTATACTGTGTGGCTAATTTCTCCATTAGCCAACATGTCTTGGTATTCGTTTACTTTTTTAGTTGCTCTAACCGTTGTTTCGTCAACCAAACCCATTTTTTGCGCGAGTGCCAAAATCGCCGCTTCATTGTCTCCAAATGCTTCACTTGCAATTGCGAATAATAATTGGTCGCTGTATTTCTTCATTGCTTCGTTTGCGTTGTTTGTTGCGTCTGTTAATTCATCAAGAGGTTTCTTTGTGTTGTAAAATTGGTCTGCCAGGCGTTTTTCGTGGTCATCCCATTTACGGGTAGCCTGCGCAGCCTTTAATGCATCTTCTGTGTAATAGATTGTGCTATTGCGTAAATCATTCATAGCACCCACTGATTGTGGAGCAACTGTTACAAATTCCCCGTTTTGGTCAATAAATACGCCCATTGGCTCAATTAACGCATCAATAGATTCTTTGTATTCTTCGTAAGATATTTTTCCAGTTATCAAGTCATCATTGAGAAGTGTTATTCCATCGCTTGCCATTAATGAAGCATTGAGAACTGTTGCAACATCATCAGCCAATTTAGCAAAGATAGGGGACCATTCTCTTTTGGTTCTGTCTGCTAAATTACTCAAAGCAGCCTCAAATTTCATAAAACCACTAATGTCTTCATCAAGAATGCTGCCAACATTCTCAATCTGCATTTCTGCTTGCTGTAAAAATGCCTCAGTAAATGCGTCATTAACATCCATCCCAGTGCCTTTTAGATTTTGGAGTCTTTCATCAAACCCTGCAACACTGACATGTAACTGATCAAATCTCGCTTTTGTTTGGTTCGTCAACGTAAGAACTAATTGGTTCATATCCATTCCAAGTTGACCGGAAACCCTTGACAATCTAATCGCTTGATCTCCATTTTTTGCCAATCCAAGAGATAGAAAATCTGTCGCACTTGCCATTGCATTCATATCAGATAAGGTATAACCAGTTGCCTGTCTTAGTTTAACCATCATAATGTTTGACGATTCATTAATTGATCCTGTTAATCTATCAAACATTGATGCTGTGTATTCAAGTTCAGCGCCTTGACGACTAAATTTATATATTTCTTCACCAGCTTTTTTTAAGACAAATATACTAGCTGCATATCCAGCTAGGGCAGGCCCGACTTCCTTGAACGCAGCACCCATTTTTTCACCCAATGACATGGATGCTCGCTCATTCTCTTTCATTTCCCCGCGTAATTTCTCCAGCGATTTTCTCGCTTGATCAGTGGATATTTTTCCTTCCTGGTATTCTTTTGTCACCTTGGCGGCAGCTGATGCCAGCCTGGCATTTTCTGGTGTTGCATTTTTAAGAGAACCAATCCAATCATCAACACTTTTGGTTACATTCCCTAAATTTTCACCAGATCGGGTAATTTCGTCTGCCAATCCTCCGAAATACTGCTGTCCGCTGGCACTGAAATCAGTAATTTTGGACTCAGCATCCCGCAAGCCTTTTGATAACTTACTGTCTTCAACCCCTATTTCAACCATCAATTTGGCAGCTGATATTGGCATTATTTACCTTCCTTTTTTGCAACTCCAAAACTTTTTTTATTCAACGCACTCTCCACTTCACGTCCTAATCGAATGACACACCGCCAGTACTCAGATTGTTCAGCAAGAACCCACACTGGCACACCAGCCCAACGTGCTTCCAGTGCGAGTTCTGCCAAATCAATCAAATAATTTTCTGGTGGTTCGTACAGGTCCGGCGCTGCTATCCAGCGCATCAAACTTTTTTTTGGTCATCATCGATTCCTCCACGCACATCTTTTATAATTTGTTCAATGACGGTATGAAGAAAATCGACCGATAAAAGATCCGCACTTTCAGCAACAGGTAATTTATTTCCATCTTCGTCAAGCACATCCCAATCTGAAACCGCTATTTTTACCTGGTCAACAAACGTCCTTGTTGAAAGAAATGCTGGTGTAATTGCATTGATGAAATATTCAATATCCACAAGATCGCCTTGGAATTCAACCACAATCTTTTTTGTGCGTTTAATAAAATCACTCATCCGAATAGGCATATCATCTCCTACAATGTCGTCACATCAGCAATAATGTCAATCTGGAAACTCTTTCCCCAGGTTGCATCATGCAAAGGAACCAGACCAAATTCCAATGCGTAAATCCCTTCCTGATCCGACATATCGCCAGGCGCTTCAATCTGCGCAGGGAAATCCAGCTGGAAGTCATAATAATACGTGCTGGCAATCAAAGCCCCGGTCGCCTTGATTCTGAACCATTTGGTCGCACCACTGCGCATCGTCGCAATCAAACCCATACCCACCGTGTCGGTCGCCAGTTTCAATTTTGCCTGAATGTTGGGCTCGGTCTCCACCGTCACAGGGTCCTGACCCACCGGCCATGCCAACCCTACCTTGTCGGTCAATGAAAACTCCATCGAAAAACCTCTGGTCAATGCAGAGGCTCCAGCCAATCCAGCCTGCGTATCCGCCATTTTGAACGACATTTGTGCGGGTAAAATCGGTTTAGGAACCAGACTGGTGGGTGTTGCTGTCAGGGTAATCCCTGTCTCCAAAGCCTCACCAATCCCGCTGCCCTGGATGGCACCTTCAGTGCGGTTAAATGTCATCGTCAACCCGGTCACACGTCCGCCCGCCACACGCCACGCACTGTTGGCATCACCCTGCTCAATCGTCAGCGTTTTTCCGGCATCCTCAGCCGATGTATTCGAAACAAACGTCCATTTATAGGCAGCCGTGGCACCCTGCTGCACGGGGGTTGGCACGCTCAGCAAAGAAGACAACAAATACAAAATCTCGTTGTACGTCAACTTCCCGTTAATTGCCAGCTCCGACCATTCCTTGTTCAATGTCACAAAGCTGGCATACTTGTTTCCCAAAGCGCGGAATTTATCCGCCTCCGTCCGTGATTGTGGCACCACGCTCACAGCCAATAATTTCTTACCGGCAGCAATTGGGGTACCGGCTGTCGCTTCAACCCCAACCTGCACGCCCTGAAAAATACTCGCTTTTTCTCCCATATCAAAATCTCCTTATCTCGCATAAATTCGGAATGAATAACCCAGATGTACAAAATCCTGGTTTTCATCCCGTTCGTCAAATTGAATTTTGTCCTCAACACTGCAGCCAATCATTACACCGGTACCCTGTACCTGTTCAGTCTTGGCGTGCAACAAAGCCAGGATACGATCCGCAATCGGAATCACCCGACTCCAGCTCTCCCGGTTGTCAACACATTTCACATCATAAACCTCATCAAACCAGATGATCGCCGCTCCGTTATTCGTCAGCGGAGTACCGCTCACAAACCGCACCTCCACAAAAGGGTACGCAGCGGATAACGGTGCATCCCCGGCATACACACCGCTCACACCCAGTGTCGCCAGAGTCGAATCGTTCGTCAGAGTCGCAACCAGCCAATCCTGCCCGGTCAGTGCCGTCATCGTACCCGCCTTTCAAGGTCCTTCAACATTTCAATCATTTTTGGGAAAATCTTTTTCACGGCAGGGCGCACAAATGGACGTTTCGCCAGGCGTCCTGATTTTTTGCGTCGCGATCCATATTCCAGCGCGATCCCATAATCCGTGTTGATCGTTACTTTGGCTTTCGACGGCCCGATCTTTCGCTTTTGAATCTGTCCGCTTAGGTTTCCGCTATCCACAGCAGGTGCCTCTCCAGGAGCACTGGCAACATGATTCCGGTAAACTCGCCCGCTTTTCGGCTCCTCCATACTCTCAACCATCTCAGCTTTTAACGCATCCGCCGTCTCCTGCACAATCTTGTCCGTCTCAACAGAAAAATCCCGCGCCAATCGCGCCAGGTGGTTATAAGTCATGCTGATATTAATATTCCCTGCCATCTCTTTTCCTCTCGCCTTCAGCCTTTAGCCTTAAGCCTTCTTCACTTCCACCTGCCGCAGTACCTCAAACGGTCGCCTCGTAAAATCCACCACCACAAACCGTTCACCGCACACCAGCACATCCTCTGGTCTCACATCCGATTCCGCAGGCAAATAAACATAAGTCTTTTCCGCCAGAGTCACCTTACCGCCAACAGTGCGCAATTCCACGCTCTTCGATTCAACCCGGCCAACCGTCGTCAAAACCAGTGTTTCCGCCACCGTCGCTGTACCGTGCCCATCCGCAGTCCGGCTTTTGCGATAAACAGTCACCGTTTCAACCAACGACGCCTCAGCCACCGCCCGCATCACCTCCAAATCATCATTACTTAAGATATCTACCTCCTTCCTTCTTTTCTTTCTCTTTTCTTTTCCTTTGAGCTTTCAGCTTTGAGCTTTGAGCTCTTTCATCGGCACCACCTCCGGAGCCTCCCCCCAAATCGGATGCGTATGCATCCTGCTCATATGCTCCAGCTGAACCTGCCCCCGTTTCCAGGCAGCAAAGCGCTCATCACCCATCATCATTTTTTGTTCATCAGGTTGCAAAGTGAGGAAATACTCCTTTCCGGTCAACCGCTCGCGCTTATACCACGGCGGGACCACCAAAAACATACATCGTCCATTTGGATGGTCGCTCATCGTCTCATTCATCTGATAAATCCGGCCATCCTCCAGCAAACATGCCAGGCACGTCCGTGTCGACTTACTCGCCCGGCGTTCATACTGCTCCGCATAACCACTGTTGCGATACTCCGCCAGCTGCCCGGATCGTAATGCCCGCATCTGCTCCGTGCGTGCCACCATAAAAGCCCGCTCCAAATTCCAGCTCATCGAACCATACATTTCCTTCGCCGTCACCCGCGGGTTCCAACCCAAAGCCACACCCTTGATCAAAGCATCCGTCAGTTGCACAATCGACTTCGGATAATCCGCAACCAGCAATTCATACAGTGGCATTCCGTTCTGGCTGTAACCAATCATGCTTTTCACAGCCTCAATACTCAATCGTTTATCGGACCCAAAAACACCAAACTCCGAGTACGTCAATTTCAAACTCTGATAACCAAGGTCCAGTCCATCCTGTGCACCCACCTGTTGCAAAGAGCTGATATTCCCATCCGCAAAGCGCATAAACCGGAAGATCTCACTCTGTAACTGAGCCAGAAGAGACTGGTATCGCTCCAGCTGATAAACCTGATAAACCGCCACTGGTTGCCCGCTTGCCTGGGCTTCCCGCAACTCGTAAATCAAAGCACTGATCTTATCCTCCACAGACTCCTCAACCCGTCGCCAGCGGCGCACATAATCCGCCTGCAGGTTACGGTCCCGTAACAGTGCCTCTCTACGATATTCCTCTAACAGATCATCAACCTTCGCCACTTCTTTTCCTTCTTTTTATTTTTTTCCCTAACACCTAACACCTAAAACCTAAAACCTAGCTCTTCGGTTGCGGCTCAATCCTCAACGCCCGAATCGCACGCCTGCTCGCGTGATACCGGCTCATCTTCATCGCATTCTCCTGCAATTGCGACGCCTTGAAACCGCCACCCTCCACCGAGAAATCCATCTTTCCGGATTGCAATGCAGCCTTCTCAGCCCAGATCTCCGACGCGGCCGCGTGCAAATCATAAAGAGGCGTCCACAAGCTATTCACCTCCCCATCCGGCAATGTCGGATCATATCCGGCAGCATCCGTCAATGGGAATTTCTCAATCATTTCCCGGATCCGGTCATCGGTATAAGTCAAACTGGTCGGTTCTCCAACCATATAACGCAATCGCTGAATATCACTCAATGTTGCAGCCATAATCCTCCTGACTCTTTATGGATAAACCCCTAAATCAGTCCACCCCGCAGGATAAACAGTCGGGCTCCACACATTTGCATTAATCTTGCTCTCCCAAAGATGACCATTGAAAGTCACCTTACCACCAATGTTATAAGCGTCATGTGCCCCGGTTGGCTGTTTCCAAGCCGCATACACAATCGGCGTAACTCCGGTCAAATTCTTCCACCCGGTCACACCAGGCGCCCACACATTTGCATTGATCGTACTCTCCCACACATCGCCTTCAAACAAAACCTTCGCCCCAGCGGATACGCATCGTGAGCACCCAGTGGTTGGATCCATTCCCAGGGATTATCATCAGGTTCGTAATAACGCTTCCACAAAGCCTTGGCTGTCACTGGGTCCCAATCTGCCTGGGTGGTATGTGGCTGAATCACCTGATACAAATTATGGTCCATTGGATAAACACGCACATCGCCAATTGCAACCGCCTCACCAACAATCCAATCTTTGTATGTCTTGACCGCCGCCAACGCCGAAACAATCTCCATTGGGTTAGGCGTCACTGTAACCAGCTTTGCAATATCGCTATGGTAAACCGCAGTAATTTTATCCACCACCAGTGGAATTTCCTCCACAGGCACTTCCGGGATCGGTCGCAAAATCTCAATCTTTTCATAATCCGCCAGTAAACTTTCGGCGGCTGCCACGATGGGTTGGTCCACAAGATCAACACTATTGATCACCACGCCATACACCAGCTCGCCATCCACTAAAACCGGCTCAGCCTGTGTTATAAACTCAACCAGTTGCCCAAACTCTGGAATCGCATCGTATTTTGGCATAATTCCTGATCACTCCTTTTGCCCTCGCCAGGCTGATTTTGAAGTACTTTTTGAAAAATAAATAACTATTACTGCGTTTTATCCATCCCCAATAGGAGATAACTGCGCACGCGTCCTTGAAATTTAAAAATATTTTCCGAACAATCTTTACAATTCTTCGTCGAATTCTTAAAGCATTTGATTTTCTCAATGTGGTATGATCGCGGTAAAATTTCAGTCCAAGAAAATCAATAAACCGTTTTGATATTAAAAATAATTGCCAGTTATTTTTAATGGACAGCCTTTTCACTTGTAAAAATTCACCAATTTTAATTCTTACCTGGTGTAACTGTTTCTTATTTCCTCCCAAAATAACCAGGTCGTCAACATAACGAATATAGTGTTTTATCCCCAATTTCTCTTTAATAAAATGATCAAGATCCTGAAGATAATAATTCGCAAACCATTGACTGCTGTAGTTTCCAATTGG